CTTGTTGTTGAATCCATAGAAGCACTTTACAGAAAACTCTATAAAAAAACTAACCTATTTAATAGAGTTTTCTTTATGAGAATCCATGAATTACGTTTTTTTTTAAACAACATGGATTTCAATGATGAATTGCGTAATGATTATACAAAATACAACGGTGTAATGAAAGTTCTCCACGTAGATAATCAGCCTGATTAATATAAATAACTTGGGGCGATGTATATGTTGAGAATCCATATTGGGGACACTTATCGAAGCAGGATAGTGACTGTGAGTAGAATAAGGTTAATGACGTTCCCCATTGCCCCTTTTTAAATAACTACACAAGCCCTGAGAAATCGGGGCTTTTTTCACTCTCTTTTTACAACTTATAAAGAACAAATATTCGTAACGAGTGTCACGACTTTAACCTGTACCCATTTAAACGTACAATCCATATACCCATTGTATGAAGCTCACAGTTTTGGAGACTAACTTACTAATATATAATAACTTAATTTTTTGACCTTTTTTGCATTTATGCACTTGTGACATCCCAACTTTTCATTTTTTTAATTGGGAAATTATAAGAAATCAAATAACCAACACTATCTGATAAGTGTACTCTTGGCTTTCCTTCCTCTTCTTGTGCTTTGTCTAATCGCCCGTCTGCGAGTCTTTGAACGTGTGAATATTCATCTATTGTATTAACGCAGCTCCTGTCTACAAAATACTTTAATGTTCCTTCTATTGGGTTCATAGCACTATTCATAGCGTTGATACGGTCTTTCTGTAATGGGTTTGTGCTACGTGCTTTAACTCTGAATCCCATCTTACGGAGTATTTGTAAATCAGTATATTTAGCGTTTGATTCACGTGCTTTACCTGTTGCATCGGGATATACAGTTGCTGGTAATAGTCCGTCTGTACCACGCTTTAAGTTATATTTACTTATTAAATGTTCACCCATCTCGTAGGTGTTGGAGTTGATTAAAATAGTCTCTCCGAATTGCTTGAATGCACCGTCTATTATATGACCTTCACTTGCTGTCATTGGATTTACGTTGAAATCCATGCCAATATCTATACTGACATTCGGCTGTCTATCTACTTTCTTAATATTCCGATCGCTAAATGCGTAATATGCTAATCCCTCTGCATTCTCAAAGCTTGCTTCGTATTCTTGTCTGTACGTACGTGCATCCATTGTGCGTCTTGCTTCGTCCATCTCTGCTTTGGATAACACATCGGCACTAAACCACGAATGGTAGCTCCATTGACCGTGTTCTGCATAAGCACCTACACCAGCTTCTATCTTTGGTATTGTACCACCGCAAGCTATTAAACATAGATCGTGCCAATGATTCAATCCTTCCGGCACCCCATTCAATATCGCAAACCCGTCATTATCAGATAATATAGGTCTAACGTGAGCTGACCACATATCAGGTTTAGTGTTAGGGAACTCTGTTATTAATATGCCTTTTACAGGTGGATATGTGATGCCTTCGATTCGCTCAGGCTTATCTAGTCCCGTTACCATTAACTGACTTCCGTTGATCAGTGTTATTGTAGGTGGAGATGATTCCCTTACTTTAGCTTGGAATAGCTTTGTATCTCGCTTCAATATCTCCCAAAATATCGCTTTTGCTTGGTTCTGTACTGGTGCTGCAAATATATATAATGAATCGGGACAGTTGAAAGCACCACGTTCAGGGTCAACTAACATCTTGCGAACACCAATTAAGTCTTTCCTTGACCTTCTACCTGCTGGAATACATTGAAACCTGTGTTGATCGTGATAGTATCTTAGATTTGGGTCAGTAAGGTCTATAAGTTCAACGGGTAAACTTTTCATTCGGTATCCCTGTTCCTTATCGCTTCTGCTATTTGTTTTAGATTGTCTTTATTGTTATCAATAGGTATTGTCTTATCAGGGTCTTTCTGTCCGAGATAGTTTTTTCCCAGCCAAATAAGTAGTTGTGGATTGCCATTCATAGCATATTTATATTGTGCTACTCTTAGATTTTTGTATACTTGCGATTTTCCCTTATTAAATGCTTGTAAAAACTCTTTATTATGTTGCAATGTAGATGCAGAACAACCTATTATCTCGGCAATGCCTTCCTGTGTCTCAAATCTTTTAGCAAGCCTATACACTAAGTTATAGTCTATTATGATTTTAGGTCTACCTGTTTTCTTTTTTATAGGTTGTTTTGTCATTGTGTTCCTATTTTATACTTCTATTGAATAATCTTTATCTGCTTTATTCATTTTCGCCCATTATTTTAAAACTTTCGTTCAATCTACAGTTATATGTCCGATCAGGATCTTCAACTGTATAATTGAATAGCGATTTTGGCTGCGTTGATATTAATCGGTCATTCCAATTATCAACAGCACTTTGAACTTTCAGCCACGCCTTGACCCTTGACCGTATCTTGCTATAATATGGAAAATGTCTGATCCTGTTAAGCAATATTTGAGCTTTTCGAAGTCCATTGCTGTCGGTAATTTCAATTTTAATTTTCATAAAAAAACTATGACACATATACTATACCTGTCAACATAAAATAGTTTCATAATTAAAAAATCTGCAATTTGCGTTATAACGTTATGTTGCAGAACATTTTAAAAAAATCTGCACTTTTACTACTTTTCATTTTTTTTAAAATTAATTATAATTATAAACCCACTAATAATCAATGTTTACGGAACTATTTAAAAATAAATCAAAAATAATAAAAAGATTACTTGACACACATACATACATATTGTCTTGTCGACCCAGATAGAGTGAAGCAAAAGAAAAAAACAAAATAACTTGGAGGTTATTATGAATATTCAAAGAATAGTTAGGCATTATGCAGTTAAATTTAGAAAAGAGAACAAAAAGGTTAATCCTCACCGTTATACACCTGTTGCTGACCAAGTTTCCAAATCAAAGAAATTCGACAGATGGACAAAAGAACTTATAGAGATCAATGCAATTTATTCTCGTGCTTATAATTACGCTCTTCGAAAAGGAATTGATATGTCTCAAGATATACATTTAAATCAAATAAACTATTAGTAGTTAATTATGACAGAATATACAACCGAATATTAAGGAGAGTAAAATGAGAGTTGATGTAGAAAGAGTAGATTTAATTTACTTGAGTCAATTTTCCATTTCATTAACACCTCTTAATTAGGAATTTATTATGAATAAACAAGAAGAACAAAAGAAATAAAATAAAGTTCTTGACACATAAACCGCTTATAATGTAGTCAGAAATTAAGGAGGAAGTATGAAAATATATAAAGCAAATTATGAAGATGGAGAATTTGAATTATTAGATTCTGATTCCGACTCTGACGCTAAATTCCAAGCGTGGGAAAAAGAAGATGAACACCAGATGCAAACTACAATCTTAAGATAAACGTGGGAGATCACGTAATAATGGAATTAAATTTCGTATAATGTTTTGTCGCTGCCACGATTCTTCTCGCTTTTCTTCTTGCTTATTGTGGAGCGACTTGTTATGGGCATACTTCATTAATCAATTGACAAAAAACTTAGATGAAATGTTTTGTAAATAAATAAATAATCTAATATGTGGAGAAATTATTATGAATGAAAGAATTACTGAGAATTTAGTAAGGAATAAATTAAGAAAATTAGGTTATTATAAAGATAAAAATATCATTGTAGAAGAACAGCAAAGTAAAATCCCCAAAATTGACAAATCACTTTCCAGTGCATCAAAAAAAGGTAATGGGAAAGGTTATCCTGAATTTATAATACATTCAACAATTAATACAAATTTCGTGATTGTAATAGAATGTAAAGCTGACATTAAAAAACACGAAAGCGAAAATCTAAAGAAATACGCAGAATATGCTGTTGATGGATCATTGCTTTATGCTTCTTATTTATCTAAAAATTATGATGTATTGGCAATTGGAATTAGTGGACAGAATAATACGGAATTAAAAATAACACAGCATATTTATCCTAAAGAATCTAATAGATATTATCAAATATACGGAAACAAACTATTAACTTTTAATGATTATATTAATGGATATTTAAAAAGTGAAGTTAAGTTCAATCAAGATTATTCAAAATTATTAGATTTTACTAAAGATATGAATGATGTTTTGTATAGTA